GGACCCGTCCCTTTGCCCAACGAATTATATAAAAACAGGGAAGATGCTAAACAAAGTATATATCATATCCTGGGAATACATCCACTTCAAAGTGGAGACCCTAGCTCAGCTCCTTCTACTTACAAAGGGACTGTAGCTATTGATGAATATGCCCAAAGAAGAATCAAATCAAAATTAGATGATATTGATTCAGCTTTAAATCAAATGGGTAAAGTTATTATAAAGCTTATTCAACAAACTTATACCGATGAAAAAGTTATACGTCTTATGAAACCAGATGGTCAAGTAAGCGAAGTATCTATGAACGGTCCTCTATATGACGATTTTACCAATGAAATTATAGGAAGAGTCAATGATGTCACTATAGGTAATTATGATTTGGTAGTAGTAAGTGGCAGTACACTGCCTTCTAATAGATGGGCAAGGTTTGACTACTATATGAATTTATATGAGAAGGGAATTATAGACCAACAAGAGGTCTTGGAACAAACTGAAGTTGCCGATACTGAGGGTGTATTAAAACGAACCAGTATGATACAACAACTACAACAACAAGTTGAGCAACTAACAGAAGAAAATAAAGAATTAGCTGGCGACCTACAAACAGCTCAAAGAGAATCAACGAGCGATAGGAAGCGAGTAGAAGTAGAAAAATTCAAAACCAAACTAAATAACTCAGCAAATAAAACAGAACATGCTTCCAGTTTATTTGAAGCAAGACTGAATGATGAGCTTAGTACGGTTAAGAAAGAAAACAGGGAAGTCGAGCAAAAACAAAAAAACCCCGTTGCCGTCAGTTAGACGAATGGGAAAGGAAAACAAATGACAGACGAAACCCAACAAGACGTTGCTGAACCTACTCCTCAAGAACCTGCTGGTCAGGAATATTGGGGCGAGGAAACAAACGTTGACGTTGAACCCGCAGTAGAGCTAGATGCTTTTGATGAAGCAATAGCTCCTCCAGTTCAAGAAGCTGGAACGCCAGAGAATACAGGTGACGAACAAAAACGTTACCAGTATTGGCAATCACGGTATGACCAAAAGGCAAGTGAATTTGACGCTATGAGTGAAAAAATATCTGAATATCAAAAGATGGCTCCGATTGCGGAATACATCCAAGAAAATCCAGGAGTTTTGAACAATGTCGCAAGGTCACTTTCTGGTGATAACCCAACGGTTCCCTCTCAAGAGAAATCGGTGGAATTACCACAGAAACCAACACGTCCAACCAAACCTACTAACTATGATGCAACTGAAGCCTATATGGATGCAGATAGTAATTCGTATAAATACCGAGTTGAATTAGACAATTTCAGAGACGGAATGATTGATTACCAAGAACATCAAGAGCAAATGCGTATTGAAGAAAACAATAAGCGTGAAGCGGTATGGCAACAACGCCAACAAGAGGCTCAACGTAATCAAGCAGTAGACGGAATGAAAAATCAATTAGTGAATCAATATGGATATACTCCTGAGAAAGCTGTTGATTTTATCAAACACTACAGCGCACCCGAATCTTTGTCTTTAGACAACTTAGTCAATTTAGACAGGCTACGAAATGCTCCTTCACAAGCAGAGGTTGCAACAAAACAGAAAGCTGAAATGATGCAAAACCAAAACAAAAGACTTCAGGTTCCTACTCCAGCAGGCATTGTCTCTGGACAAGCTGAACCTCAGTTTAATGAATCGGATTTGTTTAATCTCGGCTTGATGGCGAATAAAAAATAGACCTTGGAGGGTCTAGGAGGATTAAATAATGGCTAATACAGCTACAGTTGGGGCTAAGAATCTTGGCTCATCTGGTGTTCTCTATGATGAAAGAAGAGATTTCTACATTCGTCCAAATGTTGTTAAGGAACTTTGGACTGATGTAACGCCTTTTACCACCGTTATTGCTAATCAAGCAACAATGTCTGGCATGGCTGACCCTACTTTCAAAATGTTTGAACATCGTAACCCTTGGGTTAAACAGCAATTTCAAATTGACGAAACAGTTGCACATGCAAATTGGGCAGGTACTGGAAGTGCTGGTGGCTCAAATGTAAAGTCTCAAGACATAACTATAGGCACTGCTGTCGGTATTGAATTAGGTGCAAATTTAGCAGGTCTTGAATTAGAGATTTTTTCTAATGCTGACGTTGCAAAATTCCGTTGTGTAGTTACAGAAGCTACAACAACTACTATGAAAGTAGTTGCTTTGGACAATGTAGGTTCATCGGCTTTTGTAGACACAGACTATGCTATGGTAATTGGTAGTGCATTTGGTGAAGGAACCAACTCTCCTACTGCATGGGCAGATGACTTAAAAGTCGTTTGGAACCAGTGTCAGATTTTTAAGACACCAGTCGAGATAACAGGTACATTACTACAAGCGTCTTTAAGAGGTGTTTCTAAAGAATTAGGTCGTCTTCGTGATATGAAATCACAAGAACACAAAATTCAAAAAGAACGTGCTTTCTTATTTGGTGCTAACCCTCAGGGTACAGGACATAACGCAGGTGCTTTTGCTAATTTAGAAGCCCTTACAGATAAAGACGGAAATACGCTACGTACTACAATGGGGTTAATTCCTGCTCTTAATCTGCATGGAAATAGCACATCAACTAGTTATGAGCAAAACATCTTTGCTTCTAGCGACATCGAAACTTATTCCAAGTTTGTAGACTCAATGGAAAAGATTTTCCAGTATGTTCCTACAAGTGGAATGAAACGTGCTTTCGTTGGAGCTGGTGCATTAGGTCATTGGTCCAAAATGAGTGGTGCTAGCGGTTTTGCTGGTGACTCAGGATGGGGTGTAGATATTGGAGATATGAAGAGAGATACTCTAGGTTTCAATTACAGAACCTTAGAAACACCTCACGGAATGCTTCAGTTGATTCCTACTCCTTCTTTAAGAGGACCGTACAACAAGCACATGGTTATTGTTAATGACGAGAATCTATTCCATGCTCAATACAGAGCGCCAAAGTTCGAAGCTTCTATACAAGCTAACGACTATGACGGAGTTAAAGACCAATACGTTTCTGATGAAGGTATCGGTATTACACTAATGGAAAGTCATGCAATGATGGTAACACCATAAGGAGGTAGCAAATGGCTAGACCTTACATGGGAGGAACTAAACCAAACGTAAAATTATGCAATGTTGCTGAAACTACTTATAATCTTATAGAAGGCGATAGTAACAAGATTATAATGGTTGGGAAAAAGGATATTACTATCAACTTACCAGCACCAAGAGCAGGTTATGCCTTTTCTTTTGTGATGCAAGCTGATGGAGACACAACTAACTGCAAGATTGCAACATCTTCAGGAGCTTTCGCAGGTCATGTTTATTCAAAAGACCTGGATAGCTCTGCTGATGGCGCAACGTCTGGAAGTTCTAGCGTTACAATTATAAATCTAATACATGGTTCAGTCAAAAAAGGAGACCAGATAGAAATGGTCTGCGATGGTACTGACTATTACTTTAGAGGATATGTTGCTGACGTGGGAGCAATAACCCTATCTTAGGGTTAATAAACTATAAAGGGGGGAGTTTCGGCTCCCCTCTTTTAAGAAGGAAAAATTATGCAACAAAAATATACGACACAAGAGAGTATAGCACCTTATTACAAAGCTGTAGTAAGTGATGGTTCTTCTGTAGTGGCTGAATGTAGAGCTGTTCACATGAAAGGACCTAGTGCAGAGGTTGATTTAACTATGAATGGAGCAGTAGTTACTGTTTATTTGATACAAGGACATACATACCCTTATGCTTGTACGTTGGCAGATAGCAATAAGGTAGTACATCTGTATTAATGGCAACGTTTCAAACACAAATAGAGGCAGTAGTAGGGACTCCTAACACCTCAGGTCAAAGTGAGTTAACGCAATATCTAACTAACCTTAGTGATTTCTTAAAACAATCAGCTATGGCAGTAATTGATGTGTTGCCTGATGGAGCATTAATGCAAGACAGTATTTATACTACAATAAATAATGCAAGTGGTTTGGGTACAGCAGATAAAAAAATTTTACTGGTATCAAGAAATGGTTTTGGGTGCGTTGAAGTTCCATTGCAATTAAAAGCCTATATGGAGGCAAGCTCAGGCAGTATATATGAACCTACAAAAAGAACACCTGTTTATTATATCGAAGGAAAAGTAAGCGCTGGAGGAGATTTATTTGTTAAGCCTAACCCTACAGGTTCAGAAACTGCAAGAGTTTATCATATAGGTTATCCTTCACCACTGTATTCAGATTCATCAATAGCCAATTTCCCCGATACGGCAGAATATGCTGTAGTTCTTGGTGCATCTATTAGAGTTTTACAGTCTAAAGTAAACGATTTAATACATGAAGATGAAGACGGTGAGATGGCTCAAGTAGCTACTCAAGAATTAGGTACGTTATTGCAAATGTACAATGATAAAATTACACGTCTAGGCGGTCAACCAACTATGGGAGTAAAAGATGGCGCAAAGTAATTCAACTACAACAAACTCTCCCGCACATGGTTATGGCTTAACTCAAGAACAAATGATTGAATTGGTTCGTACTCACCACCCAAATATGCTGGAAAACGAAATAAGAGTTTATCTAAATCAAGCGTTAAGAGAGTTTACAAAAAGAACAAAAATTTTAAGAGGTATCTTTACAAAGACTATTGCAAATGGGGTTAGGTGGTATCAAATAGATGATGAAATAGTATCTATAAATAATGTTTATTTTGATGGGAAAAAGATAGAAAGAATGATTCAGTCTCCAGATGAGGAGGATATAACATAATGGCTAAAGTATACTGGATAGATAAAGATGCGTTAGCTATAGCTGATATGGGAACAGATAGGAAAACATTATCTGGACCAACGGCAGGTTCATTAAACTTACATTGCTCTAGGCATGATTCTCCATTTGTAGCTCCTGATGCTGGCTCAACTGTCTCAGGGGTAAGGGTAGAAACAGGTATGGTAGAATCTCCTGTTATTCCTGTGGAATATCATGAAGCTATTTGTTATAAGGCAATAGCTCACGGCTATGAAAAAAGATTGGATACATTACCTCAAGCAAAGTATTTCTTATCAAAGTTTGAAAAAGCAGTAGCGTCAGGAAAACAAGAAGCAAATACTCACAAGTCAGAAGAAAGTTCTGTAGTTATTCAAGGGAGGGAGTTCTAATGGCATTAAAACAAGGAGGAGCAGTTTCAGGAGATGGAATCGGAGCTTGGGCT